CCCCTACACCTTTACTAGTAAGAGAACTACGCTAAGAAAACATGAACATCAGATTCCTTAGGAAGATTGCGAGATACATCTTGCCATGGAGGTTTGAGTTTAAGTTACCAGATCAAGTCATTGATGATAGAAACAGAATTGTTATTGGATCCTCACTAAAGTACTTTACAATCGATGAGATTAAACAAGTCCTTACGAATAGAAGATCAGACTTTTCAGATTCAGCAGTCATCTCAGACTTCTTCGGAACTGAACAACCCCATCACGAGATACCAGTCGATGATTGCTTTATTCAAGCGATTAAATATGTCACTGACATTAATCGGCCACCGTATCCACTCTACCCTATCGCCTACCCAGATCTAAGGTATTACCCTTGGCATCTACCAGTTAGTGCAGAAGCACCTTGGAATATCAACGATTTTAAATTCGTTCCCTTCGTTACCGCCTACGATTGGCATGACGATATTTGGACGAGATTTAAGAATAAGATCTCCAAGTATTTTAGACCACGTGAATGGCTAAGATATAAACAGGCAATTGGAATGATTACTGATGACAGCCCAACTTTTCATAATCTCTATAACGAGATTTTTGTCTATAACAGAGCACTAGTCCATGGAATTAAATATGGATCAAGAGCTTTTTGGACAGAAGATGGTCACCCTATTCCATATTATTGGAATACTTTACACTCACGATCTCACGTCGTTTCAGCAGATGAACCAGACAAGATCCGAGCCGTATTTGGTGCAACCAAGCTTTTCCTTCAAGTGGAGAATTGCTTCATTTGGCAGATACAACGGTCAAGACTCAACGATGACGTCGGAAACATGTTGTGGGGAAGAGAAATTATGAAAGGAGGATGGAAGAAGTTAAAACGTGAAATTGAGTGTCAAGGCGCTCCGAACACGGTACTAGCTATTGATTGGTCACAGTGGGATAAACGACTACTGTTTCAGCTAATTGATATAGTGCATGCGATTTGGAAAACATACTTTGATTTTTCTCAATATCAACCTACTTCATACTATCCAAACGGAAAACCAAAAGACATCAACCACATTGAAAGGTTATGGAAATGGATGTGTCACTGCGTTAAGCATACCCCAATTCTTCTACCTGATGGCCGCTTATTTAAGTGGACATACAATGGATTTGGCTCGGGATATCAACAAACCCAAGTCATGGACTCAGATGCAAACTCAATTGTTATACTCACTTGCTTATGTGCAATGGGAATAAACATTTGGGCAGATGGTTTCTGGATAAGAGTTCAAGGTGATGACTCCTTAGTCTCATTTTTTGAACGGGCATATGATATTTACGGACCAGCTTTCCTTCAAAGGTTAGCAGACTGTGCTATGTATTACTTCAATGCTAAGCTCAACGTTAAGAAGAGCAAGATTGGCAAGAGGTTAACAGGTATGACAGTCTTAGGTTACTTTAATATCAATGGAATTCCTTACCGAGAAGAAGAAGACCTATTAAGGCACCTTTTCTTTCCGGAAAGAGATCAAGATTGGACAAGATTAGCAGCTTCAGCTATTGGAATTGCTATGGCGGATTGTGGAAGACATGAACGCATCTATAACCTATGCTATGACATATGGTTTAGGCTAGTCAAAATCAGGAAGGTTACACCTCGATTCAGCGCTTTACGTTGGATGGAACGAGCCGGAATGATTGAAAGAGCGGAAGCACTTTCAGGATCAGAATTCCCTAAACGAATTCACCTTACCGCACAAACGTGGGGTGAACCAACTAGAGATGAGTCAGCTAAGCAAAGACTCTGGCCTACAAAACCAGGTCCAGCTGGAAATTTTTACTTTATCTCTCCTGCGCCATAACTTGCGCTGGCTTTGCAAATTACA